GCTATTAAATAGCTTCGTCGGTATCAGCATGTCTAACAAAAAGTTTAAAGACTTTAATACTACAGCTCCTAGTAACTTAGGCGACACTGTAACATTTGATACCACCCCACGTTTCACGTCTTACAATGGTCTTGTGATTACACAACAACCATCTGTTCAACGTGTACAGTCATTAGTTTGCTCTCAAGCATCTAACGTAAGTGCTGGGTACACTGACCAACAGTTCATCTTCAACGTAAGAGAATATATGGACCGTTTTGGTATGGCAGCCATGAAAGAGTTAGGTTCTAGAATTGAAGCTGACATTCTTAAAAACTTTGTGTCTGGCGTAACTGTAAATGACCCACAAGCTCCTACTTTCGGAACAACCCAATTTAAATCAGGTCCTTTCCGTTTCTATGGTGATGGTGTCACTCCAATCAATAGCTTCACTCAATTAGCGCAATCTGTTGCTAACTTTGAAGATTTCGGTGCTGCTACTCATAAAATGATGGCAATTTTACCTGTTGCGAACATTCCTGCGATTGTTGGTAGTGGTTTAAACCAATTCGCAATGGACCGAAACAATGAATTAGCACAAAGCTGGATGTTAGGGCGTTTTGCTAATTCTGACTGGTATGAATCTAACTTATTACCTGTTCATGTTTCTGGTGCTGTTGCTGAAGCTGCTGCTCCTGCTAACGTGTTAACCGTTGTTTCTACCAATGACCCAACAGGCCAAAACGTTACAAGCATTACTTTTAGCACTGATGCTTCAGTTGGTAATAGTGCAGATGCAATCAAAGCTGGTGACTTATTCCAGTTTAACGATGGTGTTTCTGGTAAACCAAACATGCGTTTCTTGACCTTTATCGGCCATCAACCATGTCAACAACCAGTACAGTTCCGCGCTATTGCTGATGCTGTAAGTTCTGGTAACAGTGTTACAGTTCTAATTCAAACCATCAATGATGTTGGTTTAGTTTCAGCCGCTAACCAAAACCAAAACTTAAACAACGCTATCCAAGCTGGTATGACTGTTACTCCAGTGCCTTCACATCGTGCAGGTATCTTAATGTCTGGCGACCAGTTCTATTTAGCGATGCCACGTTTACCAGACGAATCACCATTCACCACTGTTACCAGTATTGATGAAGATTCAGGTGCGTCTATTCGTCACTACTTCGGTTCTCAATTCGGTCTTAACAATCGTGCTTATGTACGTGACTGTATCTGGGGTTCAACCTTAGTTGCTGAAAACTCATTACGTTACTGTTTCCCATTATAAGCATAGGGCGGTGAAAGCCGCCTCTTTAAACTTAAGAGGATAAAAATCATGACTGTTTACAAATCATTTAATCAGGCGCTCTTCCCTTATGCTTATGGCTTAGGATTGAGTAACAATGCAACTACTCCAAACACTAAATTAGATGTTGCAGTAGGTAGCATTTTAGATTCAAGCAAAACCTTTCAGTTAAACTTAGATGTTGCTGTAACAATTGATGCGGGCGTAGTAGGTCTAAACGGAATTGACACAGGCGCATTGGCTGCAAGCACTTTATATTATGTTTATGTTGTAGCTGACCCACAAGCATACAATGTAGCTGGTGCAATGATTTCTGCTTCTAGCACACCTTTGCTTCCTTATGGCTATGGTGCTTATGCTTTAATCGGTTATGTTGCAACAGGCGCGGGTTCTACCTTCCTAAAAGGTTACTGGACTGACGATAAGTCAACCTGGCGTACATTTATGTATGACGCACCTCAAGCTACTGCAATCACTGCTGGTAACGCAACTTCTTACACTGCAATTGATTTAAGTGCTTTTGTTCCTGCCGTTGCGAGCACACCTGTGTTTATTGATTCTGCATTAACACCAGCTGCTGCAAGTCAAACATTAAAGTTACAACCTGCAGGTGGCACTGGTGATGCAGTAACAATTACAGGTCAAGTGGCTGCTGTTGTTGTATCTAGCCAAAGTTTAGTCTTGGCTCAGCTTGCTTCAGGCGACCCTAAAGTTAGTTACAAAGTAAGCAATGGTGCTGCTGCTGCTGCAATTAATGTTGGCGGATATCAGTTCGCAATCTAATTTATAGGAGGCAGATATTATGGCGTATACAGCTCGAATGCTTATAACTCGTGCGTACTATCTGTCTCAGATAGTTAGTAGACAATTACAGACCGTCAGTGGTGAACAAACTGATGACGGTTTGTTTCTTCTTAATGCATTATTGCAGTTTAAATCAACGGATTTACGTGAAATCCCATATTTTAAACGAGATGCAATAACACTGGTTGCAGGACAAGAAGAATACTTTATTCCAAAACTACTTTATGTAGACGCGTTGACGTACAACATCGGGACTGTGCGTTATCCTATGCGACAATTAACCCGACATGAATTCTTTGATACAGGCCGAGTTGACGGTATTCAATCTTTGCCTTTCTCCTACCGCCCAGAAAGAGAAAAGGGCGGCATGAGAATCTTTTTATACTTTTTACCGCAAGGCAATTATGTTATGAAGCTAAGTGGTAAATTTGGACTCGATGAAGTAACACTTGATACAGATTTGTCATTAGAATATGACCCTTACTATATTGAATTCTTGCGTTATCAATTAGCCGAATATATTTGTTCAGACTATGGCGCAACGTTTCCTGATGAGTCAAAAGCTCAACTTCGGGCTATGGAAGCAAAAATACTAGATGTTAGCCCGCCAGATTTATCTATTAGTAAGACAACATTCTTCCCAGGAAGAAGCCCATTTGACTGGCAGGCTATCAATCTGAGCAAGGGCTATTTTCCCTTTTAATCGTTTTGTATTAATTATTTACTATAAGAGAGTAATATGCCCGCACCTAATGCCATACAACAAATACAAGATGTGCCTCTCAAAATAGTAGGTGGCTCCAATTTCGGCCGCTATCCAAAAATAAGTCAAGAACAAACCTGGAACTTCATCGTTAGTGATGACTTTTTAGTACCTTACGCAGGATATGCGACAGCATTAATTTTGAATTCATCAGCCAAAGGAAGAGGTTTATATACAACCTTCAATGGCGAATTAATGGTTGCTGTAATTGGAAATAATTTTTATAAGATAACGCAAAATACAACAACTGGCCAACTGCAAGCATTTTCTAGGGGAACATTAGAAACCTACGATGGTGATGCCTATATTGCAGAAAACAACAACGCGCAAATTGTGGTAACAGATGGTGTTTTTGTTTATGTATATAATTGGAAAACTGATGGTCCAATTACAAAAATACCTAATGGAACTGGCGTTGGTCAATATGATTACACTACATACAGTAACCCAGGGTATATCTCATTTCAAAATGGTCGATTTATCTTAGCCTGTCAGAATACTAATTATTGGATTCTGTCAGGGTTTAATGATGCATTTACATGGCCAAAAGGAGCTTCTAATCCAGAACTTGTTGGCTCCATTCAAACTAAACCCACACGAACACAGGCAGCTATTCCTGTGCCAGGCGGCGGAAATAACTTATTAGTCATGGGAACAAACGTCACAGAAAGCTGGCAAGACGTAGGCGCGGCATTATTTCCCTATCAGCGTGGAACAACTTATAATGTGGATTATGGCTGTTTAAATGCCTCAAGTGTTGCTGAGCTTGATAACTTAATTGTATGGCTTGCCGTCAACGAACAATCTGGGCCTGTCATCATGTATGCTACAGGCAGCCAAACCAAAATGATATCTACTGACGGTATATCATATGTTTTAGCTAATTTAACCAATCCAACAAACTGCACTGGCTTTTTATTTAGGCAAGATGGCCACATGATTTATCAGTTCACATTTCCTGATGACAATATTAGCTATGCTTACGACTTTAATACAGGCTTATTCTTCAACGTATCAGATGAAAAGTTAAATTACCATATTGCGAGACAAGTTGTTTTATTTGGTAACGATTATTATTTTGTATCGCTGAATGGTGGTGATATTTATCGTTTTGGCACCCAATACACTGACGCAATTTATGGTATTGGCGAGGCTGCTAAACCCCATGAAATACCTCGGATCCGCATAACACCCCCAGTCAGATTGCCTACGCAGCGATACTTTATTGCTAAAAGTCTAGGTTTTACCATTGAGAATGGACAAAAAAATATTCGCACATTATTGCCAGTACAATCTAATACACTTGGGCAAATATTAGCAACTGAATCTTACGTTGAAATTACGACGGAATCTGGTAACCCTATCGGCGTTGAGGCAACTGTTAGCCAAACTGAGTATGTAGTAAACTATTCAGAGGCTGTAGACCTGAGTATTTCGCGTGATGGGGGTGAATCATTTGGCTCAAGTTGGCGTTTAAATATGAATCCTACTGGACAACGCAAGTCACGTTTTATCTATCAGCGTTTAGGAATTGTAAATGATGCCACATTCCAACTTCGATTCAGTGGCTTTGGCCGCTTTGTTTGCACTAATGGAGTATTGGAGGTGTATCAATGACAACCGTAAGCGATAGAAATGTTACCCGCATTCCTAACTTACATATGGGTGAAATGGTTGATAAGGAAGGTTATCCAACTGACGATGAGCTTACTTTTCGACAAGTGCTAATAAGCAATTTACAAAGACTATTTGGCAGCGAGGGCGTCGTTTTGCCATCTCTAACAAGCGCTGATATATTGGTAATACAAAACAATGTAGATATACAAGGACGCAAGACTTGCGCATATGGCACAATGGTTTATGACACAACAGTAAACCAAGTAAAAGTTGCCATTAATATCGGCGGAAATCCTGTATTTAAAGTAATACCCTATACACCATAAGGACACATCATGGCACAAGACTTCTCAGAACTTACAAAACTATTCAATCAACTGTCGATGGGGTCTGGATTAGCTGGCCTTGGTGGCGGTCTTTTTAACATTTTCGGCAAACAAAAAAGCCCCTATGATGCCGCAAGTAAAATTTATGGTCAAATTCCTGGTGCTACAGAAAAATACTTGAGTCCTTACATGACTGCTGGTCAATCTGCTTTAGGTGATTTGATGGGCCAATATGGTCAGCTCACAGGCTCTACAGGCGATGTTTATAACAAACTTGCTGGTGGCTATCAGCAATCTCCTGGTTTTCAATCTGCTCTTAAACAAGCACTTGGGGCTGCGGGGAACCAAGCAGCAGCAGGCGGCATGACAGGCACACCGCAAGCGCAATTGCAATCCGCAGATGTTGCTGGAACCTTAGCACAAAAAGATTTTGGCGATTACATGAGTCGCATGATGGGATTATATGGGACGGGTCTTCAGGGTATGGGTGATGTTAGCAAGATGGGTTATGGCGCAAGCACAAACTATGCTGACATGCTTGGCAATATCATGGCTCAACAAGGTGGAATGGCTGGAATGTCGCAAGCCCTGCAAAACCAACAACGTTCTGGCGGTGTATCACAAGCCTTGCAAGGTTTGATGAGTCTTTTAGGCGGCGCGGGTCTTTTTGGCGGTTTTACTAATTTATTTAAATAGGTGACAGCATGGCTATTAACTTTCCTACAATGCCTAAATTTACGCCTGAAGAAGCAGGTGCGCTACCAGATTTGCAACAAGCTATTATGCAAGGACTTGGCAATTACATGCAATTGCAAACTCAACCCAAACAAATGGCCCAAGATTTTTTGGCCAAACAACTAGCAAATAAAATGGCTGGCGTACAAGCGCAATATGCTGAACCTACAGCCCAAGCTAATTTGGAGCTTTTACAAGCTAGAAGAGCCAAAGCCTTGCAACCATCTGTTACAGGATTAAGTCCTTTAGAAAAAGCTATATCAGGAATGCAAAGAATTAGACAGCAATACGGCGTTGAATCTCCAGAAGCCAAAATGGCACAAGATTATGCCTCCCGATTAGCTGCAGGGCCTGCTGGCATGAGTTTTGGCGTGGATAAAGAAGGCAATATTACTTTTTCACAAGGCGGCGTAGCTGGTGGTGCGAAATTAAAAACAGGTGAAAGCTATGTAACCGATGACCAAGGTAAGCCGATTGGTATTGCAGCCCCTCCAACAACTGAAGAAGCAAAAGAAATATCAGGTGGCGCTTCATTCAATTACACCTTGCCAATTATGAATCAAGGCTCTGCTCCTTATTTAGGTAAGGGCGGCGCAACACAAATTGCGCAAGATATTTATAATCAAGAATCTAGTCCAGAAGCAAAAGAAAGATTAATTAATTTAATTGTAGCAAAAAAATTATCTTCAGCTGCTGCAATCAAAGAAAATGCAACTTTAGGCGGTTCAAATACACTAGGCGCACTTAATCAAATTAAAAAATCTTTTTCTAATATTGGGCTGCCTGAAAATGTAGATAACTTTTTAGGTAAATATGCCTTTTCTAATGATGTATTAACAGAAGCAGATAGAAGATTTGTTGATGTTATTAATCAAATGCGTGAAGCATCAGCATCAGCTGTTCCCGCGAGAAAAGTAAGATATTTTGAAGGATTGGCACCAAAAAAACAAATAAAGAAACCGACAGAAACAAAAACTGATTTATCTAAGATACCTACAGCGCAACTTAAACAAATGTTACAAAGCTTCGGGGAATAATTATGGCGCAACCAACAAAAGAAGAAATTATAGCAGAACTACAACGCCGTGAAGGCATTGAAAAAGAACTTTCTTCACGTCTACCCCAGGCACAACAAATGCAACCTGAAACGCAAGGCTACATGCAAAGATTAATGCAAATGCCTGGCGGACAAGCATTGTCTCGCGCAGGGCAAGCAATAAGCGGTTTGGGTGATATTGGTTTTATTAAAGGGCTTGGCTACTCTTTTCCTCGCCAAGTACAAGAGCGTGTCGGAGGAATACAGCAATTTCTAGGAGGCCAACCTAAAGAATTACCTGCCGAAACACCAACTACTTCATTCGGAGAGACTCTTGGAAGAGGCGTAGGTAGTTTAGCTGGCGATATTACTGCTGCTGCGCCATTTGTAATTGGAACTATGGCGGCACTTCCTGAAATGGCTGTAGCTGCGCCCATTCTAGGGGCGGGTTTAGCTGGTGGCTTAGAAAAAAAAGGCGGATACGGTGAAAGGGCTTTGTCTTCAATAGAGGATATGTTAATGACTGCAGGTGGCCTTGCTATAAAACCAGTGGCTAGATTGACAAAAGCATCTTTTAAAACTCCAACTAGCGGAAAAGTTGGTGAAATTTTATTAAAAAATTACAATAAAGCGCATGATTACGCTACTGGATTATTAGAGCAAGCGGGTCTTGAAGCTAAAAAACTTGGTATTGATGTTTTAAAAACAGGCAAAGGCACGCCATTAGATAAGAATTTTTGGAATGAACTTGCGCCTAAATTAGAAAAAACAGAAGCCGTGCGAGATTTAGTTAACAAAGCAAAATCTGGTGATTTTGATGCTTTAAGAAGATTTCAATCTTATCTAGGCGGTCGCGCAAGAAAATTAAATGGAAGTCAAAATGTAGCTGAACAAGATATGGGTAAAGTTGTTTCTCAGCAAAGAGATAAAATCAATAATTATATAGAAGAACATTTTAATAAAAGTGGTGTAGAAAGTATTGCAAAAAAAATAAGAGAAGGCATGAGTAAATATAGAGATTTAATGGAAACTTATTCAGACCCATTGGTTTCAAAAGCCGTTGGCCCTGACGAAAAAATTTCTAAATCATTACTTGAAAAAACAATGGAATCTTCTAAATCCATGAAAAAATTAAGAGCTGCTAATCCAGAACTAAAACCTATACATCAATTAGTTGAAGACAAAGAGACTCTAAAAAAATTAGGCATTAGCGGAGGAAGTGTTTTACCAAGTTTTGCCGCTTTAAAATATCTGCTTGGCGGTAAACAACAACCACAAAATGAATTTGAACAATAACGCAATTGTATTATCGACGAACTAATAGCATAATGATGTAATAAAAAAAGGACTTAATATGGCGACACCAACACCTAATCCTTTGTACTTTGCTTGCTTTCCTTTGCAAGAGTACTTTGTAAATAAAGACACAGGCTTTCCTTTGGCTGGCGGCTATGTACAGTTCTTTAGTGACCCAGCTTTTACTGTGCCAAAAGATGTGTTTCAACAATCTTTAATTAATAATACTTATCAATATACAAATTTAGGTTCAGTTTTAAGATTAACTATAGCTGGGACTTTTCAGGATAATAATGGTGATGACATTATCCCATTTTTATTTCCTTATGTTGGAACACCTGAAGCTCCAGGAAATATTGAATTATATTTTATACGGGTTTGGAGTGGCGACCCAAGTGTACAAGGCTCCGTGCTGCAATTTACACGTCAAGCGTGGCCACCTAATTTAATTCAAAGCACAAGTCCTTCAGATGTTTTCGAAAGCTCATTAAATTTATTTACTAATCCGCAGTTTTCTATTGTTAATTTTAATACTAACTTTACTGCTCCTTCAGGAAAAGAATATTATCAAATTAATGTTACAGGTCCTGGAAATTTTGAATTTGCGCCTGGGTGGTCAATTTATTATGCTGGGGCTGGTAGTCTAAAGATAAGTCAACAACCTTTATCTACAGATGTAATTACAAACCCAAGTTATTATTTAGAAGTAATTAGTGATTCAACTGTATTGCCAATTACCCTAAGTCAGCGATTAGATAAATCGCCACGAGTTTTTGAAAACAACTATTTAAGCGTTGCTATGCTTGCTGCGTGTGCAGATGGGATTGCTGAAGTTTTAACAATAGATTATGTTGTTAATGGTGGCGCTTCTAAACAAGTATTGTCTGAAAGAGTTCCAAACAATTCTGCTTTTGGTCTTTTAGCTGGCGTTGGCGGAGCACCTGTATTAATTGATGTAACAAATAATACCGCACCTGATACTGGATATGTAGAAATGCAAGTTTCTGTGCCATCGGGTCGGACTATGCAATATACGAGCTTATTTGGATGTACTGTTCAGAATGCAACGTCTTTAGTTTCAGGAACACAATCAACAAATGCGCAGCAAACAAATGCAACTTTTTGGTACTACAAACCACAGTTAGAGTATAAGCCAATTCCTAGTTATACCTTAGGCTGGGATTTTGCGATGAATCCATTTCAGGCGCAAGGTACAGCAGGTGTAACTTATAATGTGACTGGCCCAGGTAAATCATTTTATGTTGCTGACCAAACTATTTTATTTCAAAGTGTAGTTAATAATACAACTGTTTCACAAGTTGATAATCGTGCATTAAAACTTGCTGTAGCAGGAACAGCAACATCTTTAGCATTGGTGCAATATTTAGGGCCAAATGAAGCGCAAGAATTGTTAAATAATCCTGTATGTTCACAGTTAAGAGCTAAGGTAAGCACAGGCACTCTAAAAGGCCAAATTCATCTGTATTATACAGTCGCTGCAAATTTACCAACTTTAGGTACTGACCTAACCGCAAACTGTTACAGTTTAGTCACGGCAGTTGATAATACTTCAGGCGCACCTTCTGTAGGCGGCGGTTCTTCTGGAACATGGATTGAGGTTACACGAGACACTTTAGGAGCAGCAAATTTTACGCTTTCTAGCACTATGGCTAATTATGGCTTTGCAGGCTGGGATGAATCAGCGGTGGCAGGTATAAACAGTGCTACATATTTTGCAATTGTTGTTAGCTTTGCACAAATACCTGTTAGTTCTAGCGTAGAAGTTGAACATATTAGTTTACAAAAAGGCTATATTCCAACAGCTCCAGGCGCTATGAGCTTTGGTGAAACACTTGCTGCTTTACAACAATATTATGAAAAAAGTTATAACTACAACGTCGCTAAACAAACTGCAACAAATATTGGCGCTGTAGTTTTTGGTCAGTCCACAAATCTCTTACAAGACCAAATAGGTACAACAGCCTTTTACAAAACCATGAAAAGAGCCGCGCCTACTGCATCATCACCTCCAGCTGCTACAGATAATTTAAAAGTTTATTCTACTGTTGCGCCTTTTACTGAAGGACAAATTTATGATGCGTCAACAGCAGGTAATAGAATTGTGAATTCTGTTTTTTCGGGGCAAAGTTCATTTTGGATAACTTTTGGAGCGCAAGCTGGTGGTCTTGGCAATACTTTAATTTATCAATGGGTTGCAGATGCGCGTTACGGCATACAAAACTAAGGAATCAACATGTCTACAAAATATAATGTAATACGAGATATCAACGGCAGTGTCACAGGAATTAATGGTTTTGGTTTGCAATTCAGTGATGATATTCAAAATGGTTTACTAGCCGCAACTGTTGCGCAAAGCATTACTGTACCTGACAATTATCAAAAATGGATTGCAATTTTTAGCTACCAATCTGGTAAAAATGTGTTTGTCAGTACCAAAACAACTGCCGCGGTTCCTGCTGGAGCTTTTGGAGCTGCATCATCCTTGCTTAATCCACCAGCTCTGCAAGTTAATGCAGGTGATACTATCAGTTTGATTACAAATGATACTGGCGGAGCGTTAGTTTCCGTTCAATTTCAAGTCATACAAAACTACCAAAATTAAGGGTGAGACATGTCGATTCCTATTAGTCAGCTTGTTAATGGTGGGTTGCCGAACGGCGACATTGAAATACCCGCTACTAATCCGTTAAATACAACACAATCTATCAACGGGACAACATTTAAATATATTCTCGCTGACATTTTGCAATATATTTTAATTGCTCAAGGTTTTACAACTTACACAAGTTGCCGTGTTGCAACAACTGCGGCATTAACTGCAACATATGCGAATGGTGTTGCAGGCGTAGGGGCGACTCTTACAAATGCTGGCGCACAAGTTGGATTGCAGATTGACGGCATAACTTTGGCGTTAAATGACCGTGTATTGATTAAAAATCAAGTCAATACATTTGAAAATGGTATTTATGTTGTAAGCAATATAGGTAATTTAACAACAAATTGGGTTTTGACAAGAGCAACAGATTATAATGAGCCCGCCGAAATTGTTTATCTAGGCGTTGTTGCAATTACCCAAGGGACTCAAAACGCAAGTTTAGTATTTCAAGAGAATTCACCTGGGCCTTTTGTTATTGGTACAAGCCCAATTACATTTCAGCAACTACAAATTGACATTACCTTATTGCCTTCTGCAAGCCCTGCCAATAAGATTTTAAGAAGCGATGGAACTTATTGGGTGCAAAGTACAAATGCTTCTCTTGACTCTTCCGATAAGCTTTACGACCTATCTGAGCTGCAAGTTGACAATATCAATATTAATGGCAACTCAATCACTTCCACTGACGTGGGAGGCAACATTGTCATTACACCTAATACTGTAGGTAGTATTGTTCTTGATGGTTTAAATTGGCCTCAGTTAGATGGCACAGCTAACCAAGCATTAGTGACAAACGGAGCTGGGCAATTGTCATGGGCAAGCTTTGGTGCTCCATTTACGCCAGCGGCTTTGACAAGTACATCTGATTCTAACGTAACTATAACACTTGGCGGCACACCTTTAACTGCTCTTTTGCAAGCCACGTCAATTACCATGGGCTGGTCTGGTTTATTGCCAATTTCCAGGGGCGGTACTAACACAAGTACATTAGGAACAGCTGGGCAATTAGCTCAATCTGACGGTACAAAATATTCTTGGACTACTGCAACTTATCCTGCAACTGCCACCGCAACTGGTACGATTTTAAGGGCTGATGGCACTAACTGGGTAGCAACTACTGCAACTTATCCTGCAACGACTACGATTAATCAGATTCTTTATAGTTCTGCTAACAATGTTATTGGTGAAATTACTACAGCTAATAGCGCAACACTGGTGACAAGCTCAACTGGTGTTCCAGGGTATACTGCAAGCATGACTAATGGTCAGTTAGTAATTGGCTCAACTGGCGCCACCCCTGTCGTGGGCAGTATTACAGGCGCTGGTTCAATCACTGTTACTCCTGGTGCTGGAACAATTCAAATTTCAAGCTCGGCTGGTGGAGTGGTCAATCCAGGCACGGCAAATGAATTAGCTTATTATGCCACAACTGGCTCAGCGGTTTCTGGGTTAGCAACTGCAAATAACGGCGTATTGATTACTAGTGCTGGCGGCGTTCCAAGTATCAGCTCTACATTACCCACAGCAGTTCAAGGTAATATTACAAGTGTTGGCACAATTGGCTCAGGCACATGGAATGGCGGCATTATAGGTTCTGCTTATGGCGGCACAGGCGTCAACAATGGCACAAGCACAATTACCTTAGGCGGAAGCTTAACGACATCTGGAGCTTTTGCTTCAACATTCACTATGACAGGGATTACGACAGTAACTTTCCCAACAAGTGGCACTTTAGCAACAACTTCTCAGTTGCCAACACCTTCAGCTATGACTAAAGTTGACGACACCAACGTCACTTTGACTTTGGGTGGAACCCCAGCTACATCATTGTTACAAGCTGTATCATTAACTTTGGGATGGTCTGGGCAGTTAGGCGTAACTAGAGGCGGTACAGGCGCAAGCAGTGTTGGAGCTAACGGGACATTAGCACAAAGCAATGGCTCGATTTATACATTCACAACGGCAACATACCCATCAACAACGACTGCAAATCAATTACTTTACAGTTCTGCAACCAATACTGTGGGTGGATTAGCAACCGCTAATAGCGCAACTTTGGTGACTAATGCGTCTGGCGTTCCATCCTGGACAAGCTCCATGACCAATGGTCAGGTGCTAATCGGGTCTACAGGAGCGACACCTGTTCCTGCAACGATTACAGGAACATTAGGAATTACAGTAACAAATGGTGCTGGCACAATTACTATCAGCGGCGGCGGCGGTGGCTATACTTGGACTGAGGTCACTGGCACAAGTCAAACAATGGCTGCAAACAATGGATATATCACAAATAATCCTGCTTTAGTCACCTTGACTTTGCCTACAACTGCGGCCTTAGGCACAACATTGTCAATAGCGGGCAAAGGTGCTGGTGGATGGAAGATTGCGCAAAATGCTGGGCAAGAAATTTTCTTTGGGTCAAGTGCTACAACAATTGGCGCAACAGGTTATCTACAAAGTACACAGCAGTTTGATAGTATAGAGTTATTGTGTATCACGGCTGACACCCAGTGGACTGTCATTACAGGGCCGCAGGGCGCAATCACTGTAGCATAAGGAATCGATATGGCAACTAATAATGCAGTAAATACAAGTCTAGCAGGCCAAACTGGCACAGGGAAGTTTGTTGGTGATACCGCTCCGACAATGTCTAATGTAACAATTAATGATATTAACATTAACACGGACACAATTAGCACTGTTACAACTAACGGCAATTTATATTTAGAGCCAAATGGAACAGGTCATGTTGATGTTGGAGACCCAGGTCTCGAAGTGGGCAATATCCTAATTGATGGCGTTGCATTTAATTCCAGATTCAGAGTCAACGATATCGGTAACGTTGCCCCCGCAATGGTTACAATTCATAAGCATTCAACCACACAGGAGCCATTGCAGATTTCAGCTAGAAGTAATTCTAATACTTCTGCTCATGCAACTGTTACTGCAAACATGCCTCTTTACAGCATGTACGCCACAGGTTGGTTAAATAGTTACTATGGCATCTTTGGTCAAATTCGTTTCAGTGCTGATAGTACTGGAACTTTGGCCGATGGCTCGGCTCCAGGTAAACTAGAATTGATGGTTACACCTGATGGCGCGTTGATTCCTGTCACAGCTTTAAGCATTAGTAATGCTGGTGTTACAACCCTTGCAAATGCATTGCCTGTTGGTTCGGGAGGTTCAGGTAGAACTACAGCAACAGCCTATTCAGTGATTTGTGGCGGGACTACATCAACTGGCGCACAACAATCAGTGGCTAGTGTTGGAACCGCAGGCCAAGTTTTAACAAGTAACGGTGCTGGTGCATTACCAAGTTTCCAAAATGCTGCTGCTGGTGGTGCTGATGCAGCTTTCTCTTTCCTTTTGATGGGTGGTTAAAATGGCAACAACTTACAAAATATTAGGGCAGTCTAAACCTGCTGCCGCAACTTTATCTGATGCTTATACTGTACCTGCTTTAACAACGGCAACAGTTTCTACAATAACAGTTGCAAATCAAAGTGCTACAGCAACAAGTTTTAGAATTAGCGTTGCGGTGAATGGAGCTAGTGATACTGCATCACAGTATTTGTACTATGACATTGCGATTCCAG